AAAATATGTCTCTTGCAAATCTTAAAAAGTCCCGTGGTTCTTCCATTGACAAACTCGTAAACGCAGCAGCAAAACTCAACGAGTCTGCTGATGTTCGGAATGGTCCAGATGAACGTGTCTGGAAACCTACTGTTGATAAGGCAGGTAACGGTTATGCTGTTATTCGTTTCCTTCCTGCACCAGAAGGTGAAGAACTTCCTTGGGTTCGTTACTGGGATCACGGTTTTAAAGGCAAGACTACAGGTATGTGGTATATTGAAAAATCACTTACCTCTATCGGGCAGAAAGACCCCGTAGGCGAATTAAACTCGCAGCTGTGGAATACTGGTCGAGACGAAGATAAACAGACTGCTCGGGAACAGAAGCGCCGTCTGCACTACGTCTCTAACATTTATATCGTTTCTGACTCGGGTAATCCTGAGAACGAAGGTAAGGTGTTCCTGTACCAGTACGGTAAAAAGATTCATGACAAACTGATGGAAGCGATGCAACCACAGTTTGAAGATGAAGATCCTATCAATCCATTCGATCTTTGGGAAGGTGCTGACTTCAAACTGAAGATTCGGAATGTTGAAGGATACCGTAACTATGACCGTTCTGAGTTTGCATCTCCATCTCCTCTGGCAGATGATGAGCAACTCGAAAAGATTTATGGTCAGGTATATCCACTGGGTGAGTTTACAGACCCTTCTAACTACAAGTCTTACGAAGAGCTGAAGGCACGACTGGATGCTGTTCTGGGTGCTAGTGGAACATTTACTCCACAGCAGGAAGAAGATTTGTCGATTACTGCTGATACTGCTCCAATGAAGAGCGTGGAACCAGTATCTGCACCAACTGTTGATGATGACGATGATAAGGATACTATGTCATACTTCTCACGTCTCGCAAACGAAGACTAGAAGTTAGAGAGAATCCCCGGTGTTTCCTTTCCGCCGGGGATTTTTTTATCTGGCAGGACCACCACTAATAAACTGAGTTGCGTCAAGAGTGCCAGCATGATCATTAGAGGCAGTAGCAGTAGAACTACTTGCATTAGGTGATCCAGAGGAACCTCCACCACCACCTTGAGTGATATTATTGGTAGTCTGATATACTGTAGTGCCACCACCAGAAGCACCAGCCATACTGTTTAGAGCTTGAACAGCAGCTCCTGAATTATTTGCTATAGGTTGGAAATACCCAGAATATAATCCACCACCCGCCGCTTCATATTGATTAACTGCATCAAGCATTCGTATTTGGCGATTTTGTATTCTTTCTTGGGTCACATTAGGATCACCCACGCCAAATTCTTGCCCTGACATAATGAACCCTTTAGGGATACCAATTGTTCTATCAAATACCTTAAACCCAATGTCTTCTGATGGAAGTTCTGGAAGTTTAATTCTTACTCTTTTTTGAATAGCCAGTAAAAGTTCATCAAACATATTCATGAATACAAACCCAAACGCTGTAACAGTCATGTCAATGTCTCGTTTAATAGTTTTACCAAAATTTTTGGCTGTTTCCATCAATGTATCAAAAATAGATTTAAAAAGATCACCCAAGTAACCCATGAGAGTTTGATCAGTGTTTTCAGGGTCAAATTTTAAAATATCATATTTAATAAAATTAAATGCCTTTTTTACCCATTCTTCTAGCATACCAATTGGAGTGAAGATTTTAAGTAAAGCCATTAAAGTCTCTCTAGCCTTTTCCCAAGAAAATTCTCCACGGAATAAATCACCAATATTATCAAAAACAATTCTAATGTTTCCAAATATCACATCAAAAAAACTACCAAAGAATTCTGCGAAATTAATTTTTTCAAAAAATTTCTTACCTTCTGTCCAACCTAATTTGCCCAATAACCACCCTGTAGCATCAGTAATAAGTTGTAATGGGGCGGATATTAAAGTGTTAAACATTCCTTCAACAGCGCCTTGGATTCCACCAATAATACCATCTTCTTGATACCCTTCAATAAATCCTTTTACTCCTGACCAAGCTGCCATAAAAGCAGTCAAAGGCCAAAATAATTTACCAAAAACTTTTCCAATATTTCCAAGAAATTTTAATGGTCCTGACAGTGCTTTTCTAAGGTTAGCAACCTTTGTTGCCATATCTTCAAATGCTAAAGTTATTCTAGATAAGAAATCAGCAAGTTTCCCAAATCCGGGTAGATTTTTTAATTTAAATGCTAGGTCTTCTATTAGTTGAAATGAACCTTGTAAAAGTTTTAATGTTCCTTCTAGTGCAGCTAAAGCTCCAACTGAAAACACTCTACCCAATGTTACTACAATTGATCCTATAACACCAAAAATTTGTTTAACTCTGTCAAAAAGAGCTGATAATCCCAAAAGGTCTAATATCCCAAACTTACCTAAATTGAAAAGACCACCAGTTTTATCATTGGTCACACCACCAGCAGTCATACTCGGAGCGGAGATTCCTGCACCTTCACGCATAGATTCCAAACGGTCTAATCTGTCCTGCTTATTCAACTCAAGCAGACTTGTCACCCTGTCAGTTAGGGTTTCAATCTCAGTTTTAATGAATTGAGTTTCTAATAACTGTTCTTCATTGACTTCTGTAAGTCTGTCAATAACATCCGTTAAAGCCATTTACTGTCTCTGTTTCTGTTTCTCTGCTTCTTCTTTTAACCATTGTATAAGCATAGTAATATAGACTTCACGTTCCCAAGGCATCATATTTTCAAGTTCTGTCAAAGAATATTTATGGTGCTGCATCAACTGAAAATTTAGTGTATAGTAATTTACTAAATTTTCATGTGAGAGGCATACTAAAAAAAATCGTTAGTCCCCTTCAGAGTGATCTCGTTTTCATGTTCACAACTTTCACATGTAAACTTCACATCATGTTTCATCTGAGGTAAATCTTCGACAAACTTTCTAACTTCTTCAAACTGCTTATTACTAAACGATTCAAGGAATGCCATTACTTCTTCTTTAGGTTCATCAGCAAAACTAATCTTTTCTTCTTCTGTCTCTAAACTCTCCAGGCAAATTGCAATCAAATCAAAAATCTGCTGTGTCTGAGATGTATTATTCTTTTCATTATCTAACATAGTATTTGTGACTTCAGATAACACAGGATACTTGAGTGTCAGAGTCATATCATCAGTAAGTTTAATCGGTTTAATTGTTTTAGGAACTGCAACCTTAATCTTACTCAAGTCAACGCTAACTTGATTCGGTGTACTACACTCTGAACACTTAATATTGATGTTAGAAGATTCGCCTACAGACTTAGAACGAATCTGCGTAAACAGATATTCAATATCGAATACAGGAAGATTATAGACATTAATATCTTCATCAATACATGCTGCAATGGTATCAGAGATTGCGTCTAATGCAACCTTTTTATCTTCAGACTCCAATGCCATCATTAGAATCTTTTCTTCCTTGACAAGATAAGGTCTGAATTTTACTTGCTTGCCATTAGAAGGAATTTTTGTGGTATATTTAATCGACTCATTAAGTTTAGGTAAAGCCATTTTATAACTCCATTAAGTAGTGCGTTCCCAATCAGTAAATGCTAACTGTACATTGAGTTGTGTGATTTGATTCTGGAGACCATCTCCAAGTTCGATAGGATTAATTGTAACAGGAAATGCTCTGATAAGTTTCACGCCATAGACGACAGATTCTTCTTTTTTATCTAACTGTTCAATTTCAATATTTTCTGAATATTCATTTTTATATGAAAGTTCATAGGTATCGAAACCGATAATCTTTTCATGCCAGTCTTCAAAATAGTTCTTGACAGAATACTCATTATCTAGTAAGAAAGTTAAACTCACATCGTCAAAGATAAATCCATATGGCATTTTTTGTGTAATCATGCCAATACGTCTTTCAGTAGTAGTGATCTGTCTGCCCGGCAAGTTTGTTGCTTGGCAGAGAATATCACCTTCTCTATTCAGACCCGGAATCTTAATTCGATACCTATCTGGTTGTGCAGGTGGTTTGCTTGCAAACGCACCTTTTAAATCTTCAATAGTCGCCATTAGGCTGTCATCTTTCTTCTAGAATCTCTATATACTTCACTGCTGCTTGCCTTCTCAAAGTCTGCAGTCGGCAAGAACGTAGCAATCTCCCATTCAGGTGCTGGTACTAATGCAAGTCTTGATCTTACATGAGCATTCAAATATCTTTTTAGACATGGTTTAAATGCTCTCAATCTAGACGCACGTTTTAGCATATCATACGAAAGTCTGAAACGAGTAGATTCATCATATCTTTCATTATTTATAGTGCCAAGCAGTGCATCTAAGAATTTTGCTCTGGTTGCAAGAGGCAAATAGTGCAAGTTTAGACCCATAAACCCACGAGGTGCTGGACCTACCATAATAATCAGTGGGAATCTATCGTAGTAGGGCAGAGTCTCTTTGTGCTTTGGATCATAGAAATACATATACATTCTACCAACAGCAGGACGACTACGTAATTCAATAGGATCTTCTTTCATCAGTTTACTTCTGCTGACATTTAGATTCTTTGCCTTGTTCATAAACCATGCACGGGACTCTTTACTCCGAGGAGTAATCCCTTTACGAAAAGCTTCAAACTCTAGTTTTTGAAACAGACTTGCCATTTAGAATTTCATTCCCATTTGTTTTAGTGTATGTTCAGTCCATATCTGAAATTCATAACCATTATCTAAGCAGTATTCTTTTGCTGCTTTCCACTTACATTGATTCTTAACATATTCCAGAGATTCAGATATAAACCTTTTTGTCCTGCGTTTACCTTTTGGCGGTTTAGTTTGCTTGTCTGGTTTAATCTCTACCAGAATCGTTCTCCCGTCCTTCATATTTAGTTTTAAATCAACAAAATACCGATGGTATTTGTTATCAATCGCACTAATGTATGGTATCACAGTTTCTTCTGAAGACCATGATTTGATATCAGATTGATTCTCCACCCATTTGAACGCAAACTTTTCCCAGTACGATCTATAAATAACCTGAGTATGGTCTCCATCGTATTTCTTAGGTTTCTTGACTTTGTATTTACCTTTGTAAGTTTTCATAGCACCATATAAATAAATATAAATTACTAAAATATTTATAGGATAACTAATGCCTGGATACCGATATCCTATTGAACAGGATGAGAAATATAAAGCCCGAGTACAATTTGCAGCTAAAGGTTCGAGCGGAGGACTTTTAGGTGTCGCTAATCTGTATTTCCCAGAAGCAGTAAGTTTTTCGGATGGATTGGTATATGATAACGCTACCTTGGGTTATGCGGGTGAGATGGTTAGAAGAGGTGTAGCGGACACGATGCAGGGACTTCAAACTGGCGGACTGAATGCTGCTGAGCGAAGTCTTTCGGATGTGGTAAGTAAGGCAACCAGCACGGTGAAAGAAAACTTCACATCGGCGAGAGATACACTTGGCAGCACCGCAGATGTAAAAAACGTTCTACAAAATGGTTTAATTCCAGCTACAAGTATTCTAGTGCAAGGATTTACAGAAACTGTATCTCCAGGATTATCAGGCGCTGTTGCATCCGGAACAGAAGTTACAGCAAACCCACACAAACGTTCTGTTTTTAGAGATGTTGCTCTAAGAACATTTACATTTTCATTTTTAATGAGTCCACAAAGCGAAGCTGAGGGTCAGGCGATTGAGGATATTGTATACTTTTTTAGAGAAAATGCTTATCCGGATAAGATTGCAGGAGAATTGGGATATAAGTTCCCAACACAGTTTTATATTGAATTTTTCTATGGCGGCGGAAAAATGTCTCAAGCACCCAGAATCTTACCAAGTTATTTAACAAGTGTTAATACTACATTAAACCCACGGTCTTCTTCTTTCTTCAAAGACGGTAAAGCGAATGAGGTTCAACTTACAATGTCTTTCCAAGAAGAAAGAGCACTAAACAAATCAGATATTAAGATTGGTTTCTAATGTCATACTTTAAAAATTACCCCAATATCAATTACAAATTCGGTAATGAAGCAACATCTACTTCAGTTCAAGACCTTGGAGCGTATGTTGATTTATTCGATAGAGTGAAAGACGATATTTCTTATTATGAGGAATACAATCTAAGAGACGGTGATCGTCCTGATCAGGTTTCTAATTATCTCTATGGTTCTCCTGATTACCACTGGACATTTTACCTGCTGAATGATGATCTGAAGAGAAGAGGTTGGCCTTTAACTCGTACAAGAATCAGTGATAAAGCAAAAGAAGAATATCCAAACATTGCTTTTACGACTAGAGCAAATATTTCAGAGCAATTTCTAATAGGTAGTAATATTACAGGACAAACTTCTGGTGTTACTGGAAAGATTCTAAGAAGACGTCCAGATATGGGTCAGATTATTGTTGAAAAAACTACAACAAATCAAACCTTTACAGGCACACCAGACACAAACAGTGATTTGGATATTGAACTAACAAGCAATAATACTTTCGTAAATAGTAGTGATTGGGTCGTCACAAATACAACTACAAATACTGTTGTGACAGATCATACAATTGTTATTTCTACAGATAAGACAGAAGCAACTATTGGCAATCTTACATTCGGATTTAATTATTCAATCGTAACTAAAATCTTGACGAATGCAAATTTTGTTAAAGGTGAAGCAATTATTACTACAGAAAATGAAGTCGAAAAGAATATTATTGTTGATTCAGTTGTAGATGAATATAATGCAAAACATCACTATGAAGATGCGTCTGGTAACTATGTTGACATTGCACCGAATGCTCCATTTATTCAGAGAGTTTCTTATGAAATTACATGGGATGGTTCAGGCATAGAGGCGACAGACTTTACTATTGATGACATTAAAATCTCTAATCTTACCTCGATCTTTACTGACTTTAGTTTGGATGAGGTCACAACTCAAACAATCTTAGGGAATGTTCTTCCGGGTGGATCTGCTCTTGTGATTGCTGGATTGCTGCAGGCAGCATTTAACAATGATGATGATTATACAGTAGATGATTGGCAGAGTGGATTTTTGGTCGGCACTCTAGGACTCTCTACAGAGTTTCAGAATGTTGTGTCGCTTCAATTAGGCGCTATTGTAAATGGTATTGCAGGAGCAGGTGGCACTTCTCCGACGAGTATCGTCTATCACACATTTACACTGGTGGACAATCAATTAAACATTTT